GCGGCCCCCATGAATGCCAAGACTGTGCACGTGTGCACACTTGGGTATAAACAATCAGGCCTGTGGACAAGTCTGTAAAGACCTGCACCATGGTTTTCTTATCTTTAGACCTTAGGGCGATATAGCCGCATGTGGGAATCATGGTCGGTTAGCCATCATCTTGAGCCATAGCCAGCATGAAACCCAGCCCATTATGAAACTGTAAATAAATTGCGTGTCGGTCATGCCCAGCCCCTAACCATGTCCATACCCTTTTGGGTGATGCCACACACAATGCCCTGAGAGCCACTTGTAAGCGCTCTACGGATGCCTAAGTCTTGGATTAGACCCATTGTGCGTAAATCGCTACAACGCTTCCAATAGCCCTTTATTTCGTGACCAGCAAGTGCTGATCGAGCGCCTGCTTCTTCATCGGTCAGGCCAAGAGTTGCGTAGTAATACTGCTCAAGCAGTAACGCTCGATGGGTTCCCACCCGTATCGGGCTAATTTGCCGTGATGTTTCGGGGTCTGTTGCCCGGAATAGTGGTAGGTCGGTGTATGTCATGTTTCCTCTGACTTTCTGCTATTTGAGTAGCGGTGGTTACTTTACACAATTTGAGAAGTCGGTGGTGGATATCCCAATGGAAACAAAGATACCCACCACCTAGCCCCAGCACTGCTCAAACAGTGTCTGGGAATCCTATTTAAGTGCCCTAAATTGAGCCTCAAAGTGTTCAGGGGTTTGCTTGGCTAACTCAATATGCAGCCAATTAGGTGAGCCTTGGTACGAGCCTGCATTGTCTGTGGCCGTGAAGATTTTGACTCCAGCTTTGCCTTCGCCTCGACTACAGCGGTAGCCAGCGCCGTACTCGCCAAATGCGTACCAGTGCATTTCGCACAGTCCGAGGGCTTTGCTGTTGGCTAGGAACCAGTCCCAAATAATACGTGCCTGGGCTTCGTCTTTGTATTTCAGATCAGCTGCATATCCGGTGGCGTGTACGGATAGTCCTGCGTTGTTTCGCATTGGTCTGTTGGCGTAAGTGCCTAGTGAGGTCATGCCCCAGCGTGCTTTGCATAGTTCTACAAGTTTGGCGGTTACTGGCTTTGTGCCTTTGCCATCCCATGATGGGTAGTACGGGTACGGTCTAACGGTCATGGTGCAGGTGGTTCCTTGTCTTTTAGTCCGTTGCCTGCTAACAAGCCGATAAGACCGCCTGAAAGGGTGAGGAGCATACTGGAAAGGACACTCCAAGCCTCGGCGTCATTTGGGGCCTGCTCAAGAGGCTGTGTCACAAATAAAACGCCGTACAAAATTGCCATGACTGAAAATAGAAACGAACAAGTGAGTCCGATTCCGACAACTAGAACAAGGCGCGCTTTGATTTCTGTGTTGGTGTATTTGTTTCTAGACACAACGGCCTCCTGGGTCGATTGTTGAGGTGGTGGTTGTTGGCAAGTCTGTGGTTGTGCGCGTCATGACTTGGTTTTTTGTTCGTGGGCAGTTAAGGCGTTCACGATCTGCGCAAGCGGCCAAAGACCCTAAAAACACTAATAGAATTAGGCTTTTACGCATTGTTTAGGCGCTTAATTCAATTGCGTATAGTTGTGTAGTCGCACCAGCGCCAGTTACATAAGCAGTGGTGTTTGCTGCCACAGCTGCAAAACGCAACTTGTATGTTTGTGCAGCAACTGAATTAGGGCTAACAAAACCAATAAGGGTTACTGGCGCATAGAAAAAACCACTTGATTGAGTGTAGTTAAATGTTCCAACTGTTGTGTTGCCACCCGAAATGATGTTGTTTGACGAATCAGTAATTGCATAATTAGCCTCGTTTAACCCAGTTGAAGAATTCACAATTAAGGCCGTAAATGTGCAAATAAGCATAATATTGTTGGTAGTCGCTTGTGGCGTAATTGTGACCGATACGCCTGTTACATCTGTGAAAGAAGTGCTTGTTGTACTGCGGTCTGTTGTATCAGTGTCCCGTATAACTTGAAGCACACGAAACGCACCCCTCAAATTATTAACGTAGGCAGCAGTAAGTATTTCTCCCGATACCGCAGTTGCCGGGAGGTTTGTTGGTGTTGCCATGTTGTGTCTCCTTTAGAAACTTAAAAGATTAGTAGTGCTAAGAGTACCGAAAATGGCATCGTTGAGGGTGAAATAGGCGTTGCCGTCTGTGGACTCAAAAGTGTACGAAACAACATGGCTGCCAGGTGTGATGTTGTGGCTAATGCCTGACACAATCAGCGTCTGTGTTTCGGTGCTTGGGGTGCCTACCACAAAGTTTTTAACCACTGTGCAGATGCTGGTCATGTCAAGGTTGAGCACGATGTTTTGGTCAGTAGTTGATAGGGCTGACATTTCGGTAGATAGCCCTGTAAACCTCAGCACTGGGTTTTGATACTTCCCAAGCAAATAGTTACCAAGGCCAGCAACTTCTGTAGTGGTGCTGTTAAGCAAGTCTGTGAGCGAGTACTGCTGAGATTGGTAAAGCGCAATGCTGGCTGCGTTGCTAGTTTCTTGTTTTGCGCCTGCTGGCGATTGGGTCACTATGTAGTTGTAAAGCAGCTCATCGCCAAATTGGTTAATAAGCGACTGGTATCTAAGCCCTGTGCCGTCAGTGTTAAAAGTAGCGCCAGCTACCGGGTTAAGAACGCTAGACCTACCCTTGAAAGTCAGGGTGCCGTTAGCGCTCATAAACAGATAGCCCTGCTCGCTGGTGTTAATTAGCTGCAAATAATTTAGGCAGTTTGTGTCTTGGCTAATAGCAAAAGCGCCAAGCGTAGATGAGCCAGTGTCAATAGATCGAGCGCCTTGGTAGTTAATTTCGGCAAAATTTAGCACTGCGTCAATACGTGCACCAGTGGCCTGTGCTGATGGGGTCACAGCGTTCAGTGATTGGTTAGCAAGCACAGTGAAATTGTCAGAACATGACGCGTACATCATGTCTTGGTTGCTGATGTCGTAGTCAAGATTCCAGTCAGTAATTAAACCTGTGTAAATAGGTATTCCATTAGCAAGTATCTGCACTGGGCACCTTGGCAACACAAAGGGGTAGTAAGGGCTGGCCGTGTTACTTGGGTTAAGCACTTGGCTGGCGTTGTCAAAAGCAATAACAGCTGTGCCAGCATTGAACTGATCTAACTGGCGTGAACGGCCACGGGTAATGCTGACATTCTCTACAAGACTGGTCAGATCAACAAAAGTCAGACCACCTAAGGTGCCGCGCCCTGCAGTGTCAAGGACACCATAGAAAGCGTCGTTTAACTGAAACGGTGTACCGAAGCCAGTGGTGCTTTGAAAGCCCACCAGCACCTGCATTGTAGGAACGCTCATGCTGGTGCAAATACCGTTCCACTACGGCGCTGTGCTTTTTGGATAGCAGCAATAATGTCCTGACCTACTTGATCTGGTGTTGATACAAGCCCAGCGTTTACTGTGATGTTCATACCCATGCCACCAGCCTTAGACAATGGAATAACAGCCTCTGGGCCTGCCTCACCAATAAGCGCCAAAGTAGGGCTAGTCACAATGCCCCCTGTGGCCATTGCTTTGTAGTCGAGTCCTGCAGGGTTAGCGCCACCAGCTGCACTACCTTCACCACCTAAACGACCAAGGCTAATTTGACCTAGCGAGCCAATGTCTTTGCCAGGCTTAATAAGGTTAATGCCCTTGATAACTACGTTAATCATTGTAATAAACGCGTTGGCCATAAACTCAAAGTTGCTGGCTACTTGGTTGACCACTGCATTAACTACAGCGCGGAAAGTGTCAAACTTTTTGTACGCCATCACTAAAGCAACACCTAGGGCAACTATGCCAGCCGTGATCAGTACTGCAGGGTTCAACGCCATAGCAGCATTAACCAGTACAACAGCGGCAGCAAGTGCACCGAAAGCAACAGCCACAGCCGTAATTAGTGTTGGGTTGTCCTGTGCCCATGTGGCGAACGATTGCAGCACTGGCAGAGCCTTTTCAAGTATTGGCAACAGTGCAGCGCCTACACCTTCTTTAGCCTCACCAAGAGCGACACCTAAACGCTGCATAGAGCCTGCAGCAGTGTTGGCAGAATCAGTAGCGGCACCACCAAAAGTGACAGCCATCTCGGCCATAACTTCTTCCATAGATGCGCCGTCTTTAATCATCTCGCGTAGCTCTGGCGACAGTTTTGCCAGGGCGGTCATGTTGCCGCCATATGCTTTTTCCATAGCCTTAGTCACAGTTTCAAGGCTGATGCCTTTGGCAGCTGCAATGTCCATAGACAAGTTGGCGGCCTTTTGGGCTTCGTCAATGTCCATCGTGGCACGTACAAGCCCAGCCATCGCCGGGCGTAGCTCGTCATCTGTTACGCCTTTAAGTTTGCCCTGCTGGGTTATGTACGCTTCAACACCAGCAATTTGTGCGTCAGTGGCTGCAGTGGTTTTTTGTAGCTGACGCGCCAGCATTGCCTGGGCTTGCTCATCTTCCATCGCACCTTTAACAGCATCACCGAGGCCAGCGACTAAACCACCAAGTGCAACGGCTGCGTATTTGTTGGCTTTTCCTAGCGCATATTTTGCCTTGGCTTGCGCGCCTTCTAAATCCTTAAAACCTTTTTCGGCTTCCTTTAATCCCTTTGGATTGAATTGCGTAACGATTGGTAGGTAGATAGCCATTAGCTAGATGTCCTTGCTTGTAATGCTCGATTAGCGTCAGCGATAACCTCATCCACAGCTTTCATAATGTCAGCGGTTCCCTGCTCTGCAATGAACGCACGTGATCGCCACAAGCCACGCTGAGGCCTGCCAAAAACATTGGTGAGCAAGCGTGAGAAGTCGCTGTTGTTTTTTGTGCCTGCCTGGCTGAACAGTGCGCCAGCTGCATCTTTCTGCACAAGAGTGACCAATGGTGTAATGCCTTGGCCACGTGCACGACCACCAACCATGATTTGTACACCCTTGTCCACAGCAGTTTTGTCGTAAGTAAGCCTGCCCTTTTTGCCTTTTTTGCCTACTCCCCAACCACGAATCATGCTCACGCCAATTTCTGACGGAAACTGCTTACGGCCTTCCTCAAGCATTGCCGGACTACTGGCCTTAATCTTGGCGGCAGCCTTAAAGCGCGCTGACTTGTCCAATTTGCTCAGCTCTGACAGTGCCTGCTTCAAGCCTGTAATTTCGGCGCTTGTTTCTAGGCTCATGCTTTGCGGCTTTCGTTTAACAGCTTAATCGTGGTATTTAGATCAGCAATATCAAACTCTACAGCAGGTGGCCACCAGCCGACTGCTACTAGGACACTGGCTAGGGAATGGCGGTAGGTTCCGCTTGGGTAGGGTTTGCCGGATCATTGTCCACCACTTCCAAAGTCACCAGACGTTTAATGAAGTCATCGAGCATGACGGGCACTGTGATGCCAGCAACTTTGGATGACTCGTAAGCCATAAAGGCTAAGTCCTCAATGCTGATGCCTTGCTCGCCGATGGTGCTTGACTTGCGTTTGTATTTTCTTTCCCATTGCACAATGACGTACAGACTGGTTTGGACTTGGTACGGGCCTTCGCCAGCATCCACTAAAAGAGTTAGTTTCATGTCGGGTTCCTTTGGTTATGGGGGTGTGATGTCTCGCGTGTAGGTACCGCCGATGAACGAGGCGGTAATCATTGAAAGTTCGCCTACAGCGCCAGTGATTGGTGTGAAGTCCACCAGCTGCATATTAATGATTGTGTACTCAGGGTTTGACGTGCCTTCTGTAACGCCTGCTGGCGAGATAGTTAGCTCAGTGGTGCCAGTGCCCAAGTTGGCAAACAACGTGGCTTCAACTTCGCCAGTGCCATAAGACAAATACATTTCTAGCTCTACAGATACGGTCTGCAAACCTGGCACGAAACGATGGCCAGTGTCACCGAAAGCTGTGCTTTCAAGACTGTCCACGCCAAGTGTGATAGTGGCGCTACGGCATTGGTCAGTCAAATCGACCTTGACACCACCAGTGGTAGGCGCAAGGTTTACGGTTGGGTTAGTGAGATATGTCGAAGTGGCCACGTTAATGCTCCTGTGTTAAACGGTGCCGGGTGCCGTATCTGTTGTTAGTTCTAGCAGATAATACTAGTCCGTTGGCGTATGTCATTGCTTTTGTGCCTGCATAGCCATCTGCAGATCGTAAGCAGGATAAGTAGCGCCACCAATTTCTAGTGATGACGGCTGGCCTGCCATTATGACAACGCTTGAACCAAGCACGGTAGCGACAATGCTGAGGATGTTCTCAAGCACATTTTGGGCTGCGGTGCCACTGCCAATAACACGCACTGGGATGGTGACGCGCACGATGTTGCCACCGCCAGCGATTGTCTCAAAACTAGGGGCATCGAGGAAGACACAATTGGGAACGATTTTTGTGGGATCACTGACACAACGGATGCCAGTCACTGCCGTAAGTGTGGCCTTGAGGTCTTGCATAGCCTCGTTTAGAAGCCCTGTGGCAGGCATTAAGCCACCTGTGGGCGGTCTATGCCCAACAGCTGTTTAATCATCGGTGTCATAGCGCTGACGGGCGCTGAGCCCATACCATCAAACGTGGCAAAAGTGTCCTGCACTGAGCCTCGCGCGCGCCACAATGCAGCTGCATACATGAGCGTACCGAGCGTGCAATCGTGGCCCGGGCTTGTGGTCAGACTATCAAAATAGCCAGACTCCTGCCTACGCCGATAAGCAAAATCGTTAGCAGCGTTTCGAGCCTGCGTAGCAAGCGTGAAATCATCACTCGGGTTCACAATATCTACGCCGAGATATGTCACCAGCTGGGCCGTTGTAATCCACTGGCAATCCTGCGTGTAAGTGATAGTTCCGCTCGAAGCGATGCGGCCAACATCAGCACCAGTACAAGCAAAGAGCACCTGGTTAGGGATACTGACATTGCTATTAAATAACAGATCGCCTTCTGTGTCTATGCCAATGTACTCATACTTGGGCATGGCATAAACCACAAAGGTGCCGTTAAAAGGTGCACCAACAGCGGCAACAGTGATGGATTGCCCCACCTCTATTTCGGTATCGGTCAGTGTTTGTAGCACTGCATAGTTGTCTAGCAGTTGCTTAAAAGTGACTGTGTATGTAGCCATCGGCGGTAGCCGCCTTTCGGACTATGAAACTGTGATTTTTTGTACTTGCT